CATTAAGCGGTTCCTTTCATCACGTTATCAAACAAAGGCAATCCAAAAACCAAGCTGTCGATCTTGTTGTCTTTGTTTGCGTGTATTACATACATGTTTCTGATTTTTTTTCGTTTTCCCCAATAGTGAGTAATCGGCTTAACTCCGCTTTGATCGACGACGTTGCCATTGTAAAGAACCTGGGCATGACCGGTGGTGCTGATTAAGTAAGCAGTATCTTTTTCTGCCGCAGTTCTGGCGAAATTAATTAAGGTTTTGTCGAACCAACCTTTTCTATGAAGCAGTACGTCGTAAAGGTGATCATACTTAACACCGGCATGATCTAAGTAATGTTTGTACCATCTGTTGTGAGTGCCACCTCTCCAGCTTGCCGCACCGCAGTAAGTGTATTTGCCTTTGAACCAGGTCCAGACATCTTTGAAGTTCTTTTGAGCAACTATCGCACAAGCAAGAACACCGCAGCAAGGACCGCTGGCATCATTCCAATCGTGACCGCTCAAAACAAAATCACTCATTCTGGCTCCTTTCTCGTTGTTTCTCTTGGGGGGGTTTTTCGAATCACTTGATCCGTTCTTCACTATTATTGACTCAACTCGTCAATGATTGCAAGTAAAATAACAGAATGTGTTACAAATAACTTAAAAAGAACAGCGCCGGAGCGCTGTTAGTTGGTGATATATGTTAGTTTAAATTGGCTCCCAAGCGTTTCAATTCATGTCGAGCCAGGTAGGTTGTTCGTCCGCTCTTGTGAATTTCATAGTCACCGCTTGCCAGGATCCGGCGCAGTTTCATGTAAGCAGCTGGTTTGCTCAGATCCGGAAACAGCAGCGCTCCAGCCTCGGTCACAGTATAGAGCGATTTACCAAGATGGTTTGTCGTCATTTCCACTATTGTCATTTTCTTTATCCCATTCTGGAGGTGTATCAGCAAAACTCTGGTTTCTCATATCCTCTGGCACATCGAGGAATAGGAGAGGGCGCTCGATAACTGTCCAGGGATCCCCAGGTCCAGCTTTCTCCTTAATGCTCATACCTAACTGCATCTGGCAGTTGTCGCCATGCGTTACAGCTGCCTCTCGTAAAGCATCAACCAGGTTGGCTATCGCTTTTCTCTGTTCAGCTGATTGCGGCAGCGGCTTTCCCTCTGGATCTCTAGCTGTCTTAAATTGCAGCCATGCAGCTGCTTGATATTCCACGTCCGATTTTAATCCGGAAAGCATCTTAAACTTTCCATTTCCGAAATGTGGTCGTTGTCCTGGCATTTTAATCTTATCCATATCTTAATTGCTCCTCTCTAATTTCATAATAAGCCTTTACCTTTGCAGCAGCTGACTCATCCAGCTTCTTCAAAGCGATGTAGCTTTTTTGGTTTTCCTTAAAAATAATGTTCATGCGTTCCACACTTTTTGCTTTATCGAAACTGTCGATAAACCATTGTGCGTTTCTTTCGACAGCGCTATCTCTGCTAAAGTCACTATCATCACGCAAGGTTTCCAGGATATCTGCCTCCTCTGGATCTTCTTTCGGTGGATCCTTGGGTTTTTTCTCAGCTGCTTTTTTCTCAGCTGTATTCAATTCAATCGTTGCATCCTTTAATTGAGCCACCTCGATCTCGAAATCGCTGGCAAATTCACCGCCATGCAAGCCAAGATTGGCAAGAGCTCGACCTATTGCAGAGGTTTCGCCGTTCTCGATCGCTGACGTTTTGTTTACATTACTGCTACCGCGTATTTCTTCAGCTATGCCGGTCGCTACCGGTCGATCTGAGTTAGGCGGATATATTTCAGCTACGACAATTACGCGCTTTGCATCGTCTACTGTTACTCTGGTGTTTACGGAATAGTCCGGAAAATGCTTTCTAAATACTTCAATGCGTACTGCAACAGTTGTGTATTTTTTATTTCCTCGTACAACAACTCCCTCTTTATTTAGTTTGCTAATATCCTCCATTGCTGCGTGCAGCTGATCTTTCATTTGAAACTCCTCTTAGCTAATTCGATTAATTCTGGTTGTAGGTTCCAGGCAAACATGTGATCCCACTCTGGATCCAGCGATCGAAAGAGATCCTCCTGGTTGTCTGCCTTTTTTAATAAATGCTCGGTAGTTTGATGATGCCTAGACATCTGCTGCACAATTCGATCAAGGTTCTCGTCACTTAATTCCGGAGAGTTGTCCTGGTCGAAAATTCTATATTCTTTATGATTGGCGCAAACAAGGAACGGCGGCTGCTGTCCATTAAGCGCCCAAAAGCCAGCAATCTGATAGAGCCAGCTTTTCTCAAACATGCCGGATAAATTTTTCGGAACGTAAGAAGATTTCTTTAAGCTGCTCCATTTAGTTTTCAGATCTCCACGTCTTGCATAGTCCGGTTTGGTCTGATGCGGCAATTCACAACCTGGCAACTTATCTTCGAGTGTAATTTCTCCGATATATTTGTTCTCTCTTGCCATCGCTTTCTCTAATCCCTCGACCGAGTTCTTAATTACGTCGCCAATTAGCGTTTTGTAGACCTCGACAAGCATTTCGTCTTGTTCACCGACGTTTTCCCCTAAAAAATAGCGACTTTGGAAAAATAGACCCTCAGATTTCGCCCAGGACACCGCTTCATCGAGTTTCATGGGTTCTGATCCATCAATATTTAACACGCTGTCTACAGCCTTTTGAACAGCAACTCCGGCGATGGCGCTTGGACCGGTTGCTCGATTGGGGTTTAATAACTCCCATTGCTCTTTATCGCTTAAAAAGAGGTCAGATAACAGCGGTCGGAGCACAATTTTCTCCCACAGCTTTCTCCCTCTCGGTCCTGTCATTGGATTACTATGGTGATAGTAATTAAATCGTAGTGCGTACTCTGGTGTCAGCTGCGGCAGCGGCATTTTTATCTCCCTGGTACGCGCCGCAGTATTTTGGAGTCAGATTAAAAGCTATAGGATATGCGGCGCGTTCTGAAAGATAACAATAATTGTTACAATCGGTCAATAACAAAAATCAATATATTGATCGAAATCTCAATCTAATGATCTTTTACTATTTCAAAACCCCAGGATTCGGGATCATAGAGCATGATGCCAGCTGGTGTTGCCCATTCGAGCTCGACTTTGTTGTAATTTCTTTGCAATGAATCGTTATCGTCGAGAGTTTTGGGATAGGTCACACTTTTATTTCCCTGGTAACTGCTCACTATAGCGGTCATGCGCCTAATGGTATAGGTTTCAAAGTCTGAGTTCTCAAACGGATATCCTACGATTATTGGACTACCCTCTAAATTGAGTCTTTTGGTGTTCTTAACTTTGCAGATACTAGGTTGACCGATACATTGCTCGTGGACATAACTTTTTTCTAGCGGTTTTTTGTTAAAAATACAGATCGCATTTTTCTTCTTTGCAAACCACTTAGGCACGAAATAAGCGCCATGGTTCTCCGTAAAGTTAAAAGGACCAGCCAAATATAATCGCTTTGATTCGTCCTCCCCAAACAGCTTTAGCACTCCGTCTGTATCCATTTCGCCCATGATAGGACACATGCTGCGCTTAAAGAGTATTTCTTCAGCTGTGCAGTTTAAGATTTTTGCGTATTTAATCGCATCGTCAATACTTATATTCTGTCGTCCATTTAAATGCCTAGATACTGTTTCCGGTCTAAACCCCATTGATTTTGCGATCTCTACTCCGGACAAGTTTGCTTTTCTAGCCAGGCTCTTTAAATTTGAAACGCTTTGTACTTCCGACATGCTATCGAGATCCAACATTGTTTATTCCTTTCTACTAAAAACATAATCAAAGTCAAACATATAGGTAACAAAAAGTGTTACGTGACTTACCAAAGTATAGACTTTATTGGTCGTGTCAAATTAAATTGCATATATAAACAAAATATATTGCAATCTGTATATTATAACTTAATCTGTTAAATCAATAAACTTGATCGAAATATTGATGACAAAATTGATCATGTATTGATTGGTGCTAAAGTGGTATAAAGGTGGTTGAGAATATGAAATTAGAAGATTGGCGCTTAGAAAGAGGCTTAACGTATAAGCAACTCGCTGAAAAACTTGATGCTCCTGGTGCTGGTGTTGTTCATCGATGGTGTTTGCATCCACGTCATCCAGGATATGCGAGGCACGTTAGACCTAGCCAGGAATATATGCGCCGGATCAAGATTGCAACAAATGGCGCTGTGCAGCCTAACGATTTTTTTATGGATGATTTATGACAGAGGCGCAGCTGCAAAACCTGGTAGCTGATTATCTGCGTGTGGCATTGCCGGACGGATCTCTTTTTCATCACTCTCCGAATGAGGGGAAATCGCATGTTTCCTGGAGAATGAAACAAAAGAAAGCTGGGATGCGTGCTGGTATGCCGGATCTTGAGATCTTTTGTCCAGGGGTCCAGCCAATATTTATTGAATTAAAGGTGGGTCGAAACACGTTATCGGTTCATCAAAACGAAACGCTGCAAATCTTATCGAACCTGGGATACACGACAGCTGTATGCAAATCGCTCGATGAGGTTATCCAGGTATTAGGAACAGTAGTGCAGCTGAAAAATCATTCACAGACGGATGCTTATCTTACACAAATGAGGAGGAATATTTATGGAGAATAATTTAGAAATTGCCAGGGAGTATTTTCACTACCGGATCAGCCAGGGGTGGGGATTGCTGCGGATCGCGCAGTTCCACCGGATCCCAGCTGTCTATGAAAGCTGCTATACGGAACCACAAATCATTGATTGGCTAGCGAGGTACTATGAACAATTCAGAGATCGATAAGTATTTTACCGGTAGATTTGGACAGCTGCTTGCCTGGAGAAATGCCAATATTGTGCAGCGCTTTTTTATTTCTATTAAAAAGGTGTTTACAAAATGAAAAAATCGATTACCCTCGGTAGCTACACCGGTACGCGGAGCTACACGTTATACTACTTATTTCTACTACATGTAGCTACACGTTATGCTGTATAGAGAAATTCCGTATGATGTGACGTTTTTAGAGAATCTTTTTCTGGAGGCTGCATGTACGGAACGGCGACTTCCACCAGCGATTGTTAAAAGAAAGTTAGCCAGCTGGGTTGAGTATGAACAATCCTGGCACGCATATAATGCCACAGCATTCACACCAAAGGCTCCCAAAGCATCACCGCGAGAGATCGACCGGTATTTTCTGGCGCTCGATCTCGGTCTTTGCTATGCGGAGGTTTATGATCGGAAGTTAATTTGGGCGGTTAATTATTCAGCTGTTCTCAAGAATGGTTATCCCAGGGAACGCGGACCATCCTGGGAAAAGGTCAGTAAAGCGAGTAACAAGCGGATCTCAGCTAAGAGCGTTAAGCGAGATTATATTGATGCGATTGTTCGCATGGCTTACCGGATTAAGATTCAACCGGAAAGATTGATGCAAAAATTAGTTATAAAGTGATTGCACGAATGCACGAAATATAGTACCCTTTCGGGTAAGATTGCCAAGATCTTGCGATATTACTGCTTATATTGATGCTATGCTCTGCCAGAGTACAAGATTTTTGGAACTCTTAATTTCATATCTTTCTGAAATAAAGCTGAACGCAATGCGCTCCACCGCGTTGCGTTCGGTCAATAAGGTAGATCAATGTCAAGAATAATGAATTTAAAATTAATGAAAGATATCTGCGGTAAGCTGATCGAGGGGAACTCGATGCGACAGATCGCAAAGCTGCCAGGATATCCGAGTGATGATACTGTGTATCGGTATGTGCAGAAGAACGACCAGGCACATGAGATGTATATCAGAGCCAAAGCAATCCAGGGTGAACGCATCCAGGACGAGATCGATGAAGTGCTTGGAGCTCCGATGCTGGACGATCCGAAACAAATGATGGCTGACGTGCAAATGAGGCGGCTCAAGGTTGATACATTGCAGAAGAGGCACACACAGCTACAGCCGAAAGGCATACGGAATAAGGCGGAAGATGTTGCCGGTCAGCAGATCCAGGGGAGTATTACGTTATCCTGGGAGAAAGCGGATGTTGACGTTAAGGCTGGTTGATTTCGGTTCGGCAATGCTTTAACTGCGAGCAATCGCACGCGCGAGTCCTGGGCATTTCGCTGTGTTTGTGCTTGATCTGTGCTTGACCGCTCTGATCCAGCTTATTTTATTGAAAAGCATGGGGGATGGTCGCTCTTATGCCGGTCTTTTTGCCTGGATATGCCGCGACCCTACCCCCGAACGATCGGGCGCGCGCAACTTACATATATATAACCCAATCCGGACACAGACATTCACAATGAGGACCACATGGGAAAACGTAGTGAGTTTGACCGGATACCGAGAGATTTCTATCCAACACCACCGGAGGCGGTAAAGCCTTTGCTGTATCACTTGGATATGCCGTCTATAAAGCTGTTTTGCGAGCCGTGTGCTGGCAATGGGCAGCTTATTGATCTGATGGAGCTAGCTGGTGTTATGTGCTGCTATGCGAGCGATATAGAGCCGCGTAGGTCTGGTATTATTCAGCATGATGCGTTAGAGCTCGATGAGATGAAGATATTGGATGCGGATGCGATTATTACTAATCCTCCCTGGCGACGTGATCTGCTGCATCCTATGATTGAGTATTTTATATCTTTAAAACCTACATGGCTGCTATTTGATGCTGATTGGATGCACACCAGGCAATCGACGGATTTGATTAAGTATTGCCAAAAGATTGTGTCTGTGGGTCGTGTGAAGTGGATCCCCGATAGTAAGCATACCGGTAAGGATAATTGCTGCTGGTATTTCTTTAGTAAATATTCGCAGACGAACAGCACAAGGTTTATAGGTCGAGTATGAAAAATGACACCAACTATTGTTATTACGTTTCATTTGTTTCTTATTCTTATGCCCGATGTGGAGAAAGAGGAGTTTGTGGTTCACAGGCTACAATTTGAAACTAGGGAAAGTTGTTTGTATTTTGCTGAGAGATTGGATCAAGTGAGGGATCCTATAGCGCGCAAGAAGCAATGCAGACCAATTACGAATTATATTTATCCGGATGAGTTTCTATGAAAAAAAATGATCCGGTGAACAACCCCTGGCATTATACCCAGGCGAAAATTGAGTGCATTGATTTTATAAAAGAGAATTTGGGCGATGGTTTCGGGTTTTACTGCCGAGGTCAAGTGCTCAAGTATATGTGGCGCTATAAGGATAAGAATGGTGTCCAGGATTTAAAAAAGGCTGAGTGGTATTTGAAAGCATTAATTGAATTTGAAGATTCTAGGAAAGACCGCTGAATGGTTCCGCAAGCAACAAGAGAACAAGAAGCTGCATAGAGATTTTATGCTGCGTTACTTTAGGCGAGAATTAGAGAAATATGGACATAAAAATACCATACGCGCCGAGAAAGGTGCAGAAGGAATTACACGATCAGCTGGACAAACACCGGTGGGGAGTGGTGGTAATGCACCGACGAGCCGGAAAAACAGTAATGGCGATCAATCATCTTCTTAGAGAGGCAGTATTGTGTGATAAACCAAACCCACGATATGCCTATATTGCGCCGACATACCGCCAGGCAAAGCAAGTAGCCTGGGATTATCTAAAACAATTCGCGGTAAATATACCGATGGCGCGCTTTCACGAAACGGAATTGCGCTGCGATCTGCCCAATGGTGCAAGAATACAACTGTTAGGATCTGAAAATCCGGCGAGTTTAAGAGGTATTTATCTTGATTTTGCTGTTTTGGACGAGATGGCGGATATGCCGGAGAACTTATTTCCGGAAGTTATCAGACCAGCTTTATCGGATCGCCAGGGAAAAGCCTTATTTATAGGTACACCAAGAGGACACAATGCCTTTTTCGAATTATACGAGGCTGCAACGGCAGCAGATGATTGGTATGCAGCGACCTATAAGGCGAGTGAAACAGGGATATTACCTAAATCCGAACTTGATTCCGCGCGGATCGGCATGTCGGAGGATCAGTACAACCAGGAATATGAGTGCTCCTGGGTGGCGAATGTTCCAGGGTCTGTCTTTGGTAAGGAGCTTCAGAAAGCCTTTCAAGATGGTAGGATTTCTAAGGTTCCTTATGATCCCTCTGTCCGTGTTGACACATTTTTTGACCTCGGTGTGGGCGACAGTACAGCGATTTGGTGGGTCCAGGTCGTAGGGAGAGCGGTACATTTTATAGATTATTATGAGGCGAGAGGTGAGGGATTACCCCATTATGCCAGGGTGCTGCAAGAACGTGAGTATCTATACGATAGTCATTACGCACCACATGATATTGAGGTTAGAGAATTAGGATCCGGAAAGAGTAGGCGCGAGGTTGCCTGGGATCTAGGGATAAATTTTCGTGTTGTTCCCAAACTACCTATTGATGATGGGATCCACGCAGCGCAGCTTTTGCTAGCACGATCCTGGTTTGATCGAGATAACTGCAAGCATGGTCTTGAGGCATTAAGACAATATCATCGTGTCTATAACGAGCGAACACGATCATTTTCTAAAACAATAAAACACGATTGGAGCTCACATAGCGCCGATGCGTTTCGTTATGCGGCGGTAGGATTAAGAGAAAACAAGCGACAGTTTCAAGCACCACAGCAAACAGCGGTGAATGAATACCGCGTATTCTAGGAGAAGAACATGGGATTTTGGAGTGATTTAGTCAGCGCAGCTATGGGTGGCGGATCAAATTTCGGACGAACTACCGGACCAGCTATACAAAGATTTTCCGATAGCATGAAATTCAAAGAGCCTACCAGGTTAGATAGATTTTTAGCCGGACCCAATCAGACAGTAGATATGAGCGAAAAAGGTCGTCAAACAAGATTTGAGGATAATGTTGCGTTAAATCAAGCTGAAATGACAAAGGTTGCGGATATGGTGGATCCAGGCGGAGAACGTACCGATCCGGATACCGGTCGATCTGTCAGAGAAACCAGGGGATATGAGCAGAAATCGGGCAGTACAGGTGCACCAAAAACAATGATGAGCGGATCTTCTACACCAGCAGCGGCTACTAAAACAGAGCCGACACCGCCGGCAGCGCCTAAAACTGTAGGTGAAGATGCTACCAGCAGCGGTGAAATAGAGGATGAAGTGGATGCAAATAAAGGAAAAGGCAAGAAATCTACAATTTTAACCAGCGCACAAGGGTTATTGAGTGAGGCTCCGACCAGGGGAAAGCGTAAATTAAAAGGTTTAATCGCGTGAAAGTACGAAAACCAAAGAATGCTGCTGGCTTAATGGGTCGAATTGCTAATCAACCTATTACCGGAATGTCCTCATCGATGGATATTGATCCTATGGAGCGGATGATGCAGCGCTTTGAGGGTCGAATGAAAGGCGGAAGTCCGCGAAAAAAGAAAAGAAAAACGATGATGCAAGGGAATTACTAATGCCAAAACCTTATAAAAAGCCAAAAAAACCAAGAAAGTAATGTCTTAATGGATAAAATTTCACCATTAGTCGCCACATTGCACAAAAGATTTGAGTCTTTACAGACCCAAAGGAGCAATATTGAGCAGCGCTGGCAAGAGGTAGCTGACTATTTCTTACCCAGGAAAGCCGATATTGTACGAAAACGTGCAGCTGGTGAGCGAAAAGATCAAAAAATATTCGACTCTACAGCGCAACATGCGGTCGAATTGCTAGCTGCGAACCTACACGGCACACTTACCTCCCCTTCGGTGCCGTGGTTCGCTATGCGATTCAGAGATAAAGCGCTGCAAAACGAGGATGCAGCGAATGAATGGCTGGAGATCTGCACGCAGCAGATGTACCAGGCGCTTGAGAGATCCAATTTTCAGCAAGAAATCCACGAATTATACTATGATTTAGTGGTTTTTGGCACAGCTGCCCTGGCGATCGAGAAAGAAATTGGTCAAGATCTACGCTTTTCCACCAGGCATATTGCTGAGATTTACATAGCAGAAAACCATGAGGGAAGAGTCGATACAGTATTTCGTAAGTATGAGTTAACCGCACGACAAGCAGAGCAAAAGTTTGGGAAGAATAATCTATCGAATAGAATAAAAAAATCATTGGAGAACACTCCTTTAGATAAACATGCGATCATTAATGTTATTTACCCTAGAGGCGATACAGGCAAGACCACAGCAAAAGACAAACCTTTTGCATCTATTCACTACTGTTATGACAGCAAATATCTGATGCAAGAGAGCGGTTATGACTCAATGGTCCTGGCAACTCCCAGGTTTACTAAGGATAGTTCCAGCGTTTATGGACACTCACCGGCACATACATGTCTAGCGGATGCCATGATGGTATCAAAGATGGCAGAAATTGGAATCAGAGCCGCACAAAAGCAGCTGGATCCGCCGTTAATGGTTCCGGATGATGGTTATGTCCTACCGGTAAGAACGACACCAGGAGCGCTTAATTTCTACAGATCTGGTTCCAGGGATAGAATAGAGCCGCTAAAAACAGATGCGAATAATTTATTGCAGCTTAACCAGGAGGAGCGACGACAAGAGCAGATCCGCCGGATCTTCTATGTTGACCAGCTATTAGCCTCTACAGATAAGACAATGACAGCAACACAAACGCTGCAAATGCAAGAAGAACGATTACGAATGTTAGGACCGGTGTTAGGGCGCTTGCAATCAGAGTTACTACAACCCTTAATTTCTAGAACCTTTGAATTACTGCTTTCCCAAGGTGTTCTACCGCCGGCTCCCGACGAACTGCAAGGACAAGATATAGATATCGAGTACGTTTCACCGCTTGCTAAAGCACAAAAGATAGGCGACCTACAAAATCTAGTGCGCGGAGTAGAGATAATGACCAGCTTGGCAGAGGTTATTCCAGGGATTACGGACTACATTGATAATGATGGATTGGTTCAATACCTGGTTGAGATCACCGGAATGCCGGCAAGAGTGATTAGATCCGATCAAGAAGTGGCAGCGATGAGAAAAGAACAGCAAGAGGCAGCCGCAGCGCAGCAATCACAAGAGCAAGATATGCAAAATTCAGAGCAAGCGCGTAATGTTGCGCCTTTATTGCAAGCCTTACAAGCTAACCAGGGCGCGGCTGAATGATGGATATTGAAGATCTACAGCGCGTTTATCGAGAAGTCTTTTCCTCTGATGAGGGCAAGAGAGTTTTAGACGATTTGAAAGCCAGGTTTGGTTTTCAGCAAACCACGCATGTTCCAGGGGATCCCTATGAAAGTGCGTTTTTCGAGGGTCAGCGCAATGCTGTCCTATTAATTTTAAGAATGATGGAAGAAAAAAGAAAGGATCTAACAAGTGAATGAAACAGCAGAGGTAATTGAGCAAACTCAATCTCAAGAAACACAACCACAAGAAACTCCGGTAGCTTTTGCGGATTCGCTAGGCGAGGAGTTTAAGGGCAACCCTATATTTAAGAATTTTCAAGACGTAAATGGTTTAGCAAAATCATATATGCACGCGCAGCGCATGATCGGTGCTGATAAAGTAGCGATCCCAGGTAAGCACGCGACAGATGCAGAGAGGCTAGAAGTCTATCAAAAGCTAGGTGCGCCGGTAAATATCGATGGTTATGAGGTAAAATTTCCCGAAACCTTTACAGCTGACGAGCAAAAAGCCTTTAAGGAAACGGCATTATCCGTTGGTTTAAATGGTAATCAAGCCTCTAAAGTTGTCGATTTTCTAAGTGAAACCTTTAACCAGGCAAGCGCGCAATCACAATTAAACGCTGACCAGGTAGTCGCGGATAATCGTGCAGAATTGCAGAAAGAATGGGGAAATGCGTTAGATCAAAAGCTGGAGAGAGCACGCGGTGCTGCTGTTCATCTATTAGGATCCGACGATATTTTCGGTGATATACAACTAAAGGACGGAACCCATTTGGGTGATAATCCACAGATAATAAGAATGTTTGCTGCTTTAGCTGACCAGATAAGTGAAGATACCCTGGGCGGTCCTACAAGTGAGCAGATCAGCACACCAGAGGAACTTGAGCGCGAAAAGCGAGAACTCATGCAATCTGGTAGTCCATATTGGAGCAATACTCATCCCGATCACGATAAATACATTCAACGTGTTTTGAAGATCAATGAGGATTTGTATCCAGAACCAGAGGGGTAATCTTCGGATCCCTCCAGGTAAAAAATATTTTGGGTCTTTTGCGAGATAACCCACCTAAATTTTAACTTTTTTAACGGAGGTACTTACAATGAGTACACAAATTACGACTGCTTTCGTTAATCAGTATTCTCAGAACGTATCATTATTATCGCAGCAAATGGGTTCATTACTGCGTAATTCTGTGAGAACTGAGTCGGTTAACGGAGAAAAAGGGTTTTTCGAGCAGATTGGTTCCGGTGTAGCGCAAGCTAGATCTAGCCGTCACTCTGATACCCCATTAATGGATACACCCCATGCGAGAAGAATGGTGAGTCTTGTGGATTATGAATACGCAGACCTTGTAGACGACCAGGACAAAATCCGCATGTTGATCTCTCCAGAGTCAACTTACGCAAAGGCAGCGGCAGCCGCTATCGGTAGAGCTATGGATGATGAAATCATCGCAGCTTTAGGCGGTACAGCTAAAACCGGTGTATCGGGTGGAACTTCAACAGCTTTACCTAGTGGGCAGAAAATCGCTCATGGTGGTGCTGGACTAACGATTGCAAAATTGGTTAGTGCAAAGAAGATCCTAGATCAAAACAGCGTAGATCCCTCAATAGAGAGATTTATCGTTGTTTCACCAGAGCAGATAGAAGATCTATTAAACTCTACAACAGTAACAAGCGCAGATTTCAATTCTGTAAAAGCGCTCGTTCAAGGAGAGATGGATACTTTTCTCGGCTTTAAATTTATAACATCTAATCGTTTAACAGATAACGGAACCTCAAGGCTATGCTATGCGTATGCACGCGAGGGGATGGTTTTGGGAATGGGTAAGGAACCCACCGCCAGGATAGATGAACGATCAGATAAATCATACAGCACGCAGATCTATTACTGTTCTTCTTTCGGCAGCAGCCGTCTTGAGGAAGAAATGGTAGTCGAAATTGCGTGTAATGAGTAAGGAGGATTGAACAATGGCAAATGTTAATACTACATTAGTAACCAATTTTGAAGCCTCACCTCAAGTGATGAATCCGGCATATCAACAGCATGGAGTTGTGCGAATTATTCAAGGCACAATCGCTCTAGCTGCTGGTGATTTGAGTGCTAGTGACACAGTTATGTTGGCTCCTATTCCGACTAACGCGAGTGTAACAAGTATCAAGCTATTCAATGACGAC